CCGAGCAACTTTATGAGGCTATGCAGACCCGAAAGGGCCGGATGATCATCAAAGATATCATGAGCGGGTCAAAGACGGAACTTGGGATTCAGACATGAGTGTTGAACTTGTCGATAATTGTGTGGTGATCCCGCACCTGATCGATTGGTCAGAGAAACTCCAATGGTCGCGCAAGTGGTCTACTCAAGTTGTACCGGGGGTTACTCGGGCGGAAGACAGATCAAGCGGGCAGGCCGGGGGGGCTTATCATAAGATCGGATACCGGACCTTGAACGTGAGCTTGCAGGAACGCGCGCGTTTCACGGCCCGCGTGCTTGAGGCGTTGCGCAGCGGTCGGGCTTGCAGTCCGTTCTGGGGCCGGCAGAACATGACCACAGGCGGGACTCTTGGGCTTGGGGTTCCATTCGGCCAGGGGCTAACGGTTGAGCAACCTTATTGGCGCTGGCAGTCTGGTGATTATGCGATCTTCGTGGTCCAGACCCCGCTCGGGTTTGATAATCGATCGGCCTACATTAATGCTGGGGCAAGCGGCGCCGGAGGTTATGTTTCTGATTCTGGCTTGTACGATACGGGATCTCCTCTGACTACAATCTCGGCAATCGATCGGTCGAGCATTCTCGATCCTCCCCCCGAGGTTGTTTACCAGAGCGGTCGGGTTTCAACCGGGTCGATGGTCTACACGATCGGCGGGTGGAACCTTGGGCTTGAGTGCAAAGTGCATTTCCACTGGGCTCAGATCGATCACGCAGTGAACCTGATCGGCAATCGCCAGAAATTCAAGGTCACGGTTCGAGGTGATTCGACCGAGACTATAGCTTTAGTGGAGGTCTTGCAGACTGCCGGGGCCTACGATACGTCGATGGGATTTGCTGTTGTTGTGCCTCCGGACCGGGACGGAAGGCTGACAATTACCTTTACCCCGATCCTGGGCGGGAACAACACGACTCTGATTAATGCGATCGAGATCCATCAAAAGGTCTGGGAAGTGATCCAGCTCACCTCTGGGACCGAAGCCACTCAAATCGCTTTCGTAAATCACCGTTTGCTTGGGTACTGGCCAGTGGGTTCCACGGTTTATCCGTTGCTATTCGGGAGAGTAACGGTTGATGATCTGAATGCACTAACGACACGGATGGGCGATACCAAAATCACGATCGAGGAGCCGCTCGGGACGGGAGAACTTGCGGTTAATTCTTGTCCAGCCGAGGTTTGTTATCCTGATCCTCCATTCGATGGGGGAGAGTTGACTGCTTATCCTTACGATCCTTTTCATCCGCCTGCCTGTAATTATACATCGTACGAGCCAGTTTATGATGGTACTGGAAATTTTGATGTGAGCGGGCACGGTCTTGGGCATAGCGGAACAATTCCCGGCAATGAATTAAATTTTATGATTGGAAAAGCATTGGCCAATTTGGGTCAATCCGGGTTGCCTGTAGCGGGGAAAGTAGTCTATTGGCAAATAGTCGATGGCGGGCCTAATTCTCCGTATTGGCAATCTGGTTCAGCAATAGAAGGAAATTGGAGCATCACATTGACTGGTGAATTCCTTCAAATTACTTTGGTCTATTGCATTCCTTCGTGATAAGAAAGGCTTTCTATGGCAACAATGATCACCGCTTTCAAGAACATCCTGCTCAACCACATTTTTGCTGCGGGCGCCTTCACCCCGCCAGTGACTTGGTATCTCGGATTGTTTACGACTTTGCCAGACGATGCCGGGGCAGGCGGCGTTGAGGTGACTGGGGGGTCTTACGCGCGCGTGGCCGTGACTGCGAACGCAACAAATTTCCCGGTTGCTTCTGGTGGTCTGATCAGCAATGGAGTGACTTTCACTTTTCCGACAGCCAGCGCGGGGTGGGGAACGATTGTCGGGGTTGGGTTTTTCGACGCATCGACCGCGGGAAACTTGAGGATGAAAGCTGGGCTAAATGCTCCAAAGTTGATCAACACGGCAGATGTTTTCAGGTTCACTGGGAATACGATCGTCAAAAGTCTTTCGTAAATGTCTACCATCGACGGCAGCGTAAATTTAGCCACCACATTTGCGCTGTTGGCATTTGCGGTCGCAACAAATGTTGACGGGACGGTCAATCTTCAAACTCAGGTCCTGCTAATAGCGGACGGAGACTATGGAAATTCTTCTTCTGCCGCATTTGAAACGCGGACGTCGCTGGATGCTTCCGGAGCTTACATTGCTGGTGGAGCTGCTTCATTCCAAACTCTGACCAAGCTTTCGGCGATCGGCGCGGCAAACACGGTCTATTTGGGAAGGCCGGTTTTCAACCTCGATGTGAACTGGGCGAATGCGATCAAGAAAAAATTTGATTACAATCTGCGCTCAAAGAGCCTCGCATTTGCATTGCCGAGATTCGAGCAGCTCCAGGAATTCACGGTTCAAGGGATCGAGTTCACGGCGCTGTTGGAAACCGCAGCCAAGATCGCAGCCTTCGACCAACTCACCGAACAACTGCGGGGCCGGTTGAATGGGTTCTGGATGCCATCTCCATTCGAATCTTTCCAGATCGTGGCCGGTTTGGATGCGAGCACATTCCAGATTAAAGAGCAGGGGTTGTCGGGATACATCGCCGACCATCCAAGCGTGCATTTTATTTTTACGAAGCTAGATCAAACTGCGCAGTGCTCGGAAGTCCTGAGTGTGGTTGTCTCGGCTCCAGGAACAGGGCGCGAGACCGTGACTCTGACTGCTCCACTTTCTTCGGCTGTGGATGAAACGTGGGACTGCGCTAAACTGCTCTACGTCCGGTTGAGTTCGGACGAGGAACAGGGCGAGTTCGAAGTCGATAATTTTCAGCATCGCAAAATGGAGGTGATCGAGTTACCGACAGAATACGCACAAATCGAGACTGGCCAGACACCGGTTTACCTTTATGAGTTCTCGCTGATTATTCCGGATGAGCCGACTTACTTTTGGCGATTCACCGGGCTCAATGAGGATGTGCAATCGTTAGGGAACACTTTCACGTCTTTCCCTATGGTCCATTCCGGTCTGCGCTACTCGATGACGTCGGACCGGCCAGACGTGCAACTGAAAACCTGGTTCGATACGGCAAGCCCGCTGAGCTTGTTCGTCCCGTTCAGCCTTCCTCTGCCTCTCTGGGTTCAGATTTACGAGACCACTTATTCGGCGTTGGATACGGTCACGACCATTTTTTACGGCCGCGTGGACCGCGTCCAGGCTGAGGGAAAGCTTTTGAATGCTCATGTCAGCGGGTTCTTGGAATCTCTGAAGCAGAAATTCCCACGCTTCCTCATTCAGCCTCGATGCAACTACACGCTGTTCGATGCCTCCTGCGGTTTGAGCAAAGCCAGTTTCGAGACGGCGGTTTTTCTTCAAAATGATTCTGCGGCTCCGGGTGATATTGTCGGAAGGCGGATAAAGGTTACTTCCCAGGGTGGCGCAACCGTCGAGAGATTCACCGGGGCCTTGTTCAATGCTTTCTCGCTAGGCTGGATTCGGACAGGCACGGGGATCAATACCGAGATCCGAACGATCCGACAAAGTTCGGCAGAGGAAGGCGGGGAAATAATCCTTCGGATCAACATGCCTTTCAATCACGCCGTCGTCGGACAGACGGCAAAGCTTTACCCTGGCTGCAACGGATCGAGGGAACATTGCAAATACGTGTTCAAGAATTGGCGTAGGTGGGGCGGGCACGTGACGCCGCTCACGAACCCGGCAGTGAAAGCGCTTGATCAAGTGGTCGCTAAGCCAAATAAGAAGTGAGTGAATCCATTTTTCAGCACTCAGACCAGAATTCAAATTCTCATTGAGCAAGCTTCCCGGTGGAAGGGAACCCCGTTTTGTCATCATGCAAGCTCGATCGGCCACGGGGTCGATTGCGTGCACCTGGCTTGCGAGATTTATTCTCCCTGCGGATTTACAGTTTGGGGGCCAGCGATGCCGCAATACACGATGGATGGAGGTATTAAGCTGGATGAATCTTTGCTGGAAAGATATATCAACTGCTGCGGAAATTTCTCGTCAATTCTTGTCACTGAAACTTTGCCGGGAGATTTGTTGCTGTTCAAGACCGGGCGCGTGACACATCATGTCGGCGTGAAAACACTCGGTAACAGGTTCGTTCAGGCGATCAAAAAGTTCGGCGTGATCGAAACCGAACTGCATGGCACCTTTTTCCGAGCACTGGCCAAAGCGTTCCGACCGATGGAGGGCTAATGTTTGGATCAGGCAAAACTTCCAATCTTCCCCAGCCTTATCAGAAACCGCTCGGCCTGGATGCCACGCGACTTGCCACAAACGAGCAGGCCAGGCCGGTGACCGTTCTCATGGGAAAGGACCGGGTCGGCGTGACCTTCCTCAGCGATGCCTTTGATGCATTTTATGAGACGGAGGACGGCGAGCCGAATGGATTCTACTTCATGAAGTTCGCCGCGCTGGTCTGCCATGGGCCGGTAGATTTTTTAGATGGTGCATATTTTGATGACGAATTTGCGCCGGCTGCCGGACGCATAACCAGAGATACTGTAGTCAACAAAGTGGGTTTCATCACGGTCACGAATCAAGGCAGAGATTACGCCGAGAATTATTTTGATGGCTATTTGTTTGTTGACAAAACCAAGGTCGAACTGAAAGCAAGGCCGGGCGATCCTGGAATTGGGGCAGTTGCGCGCGCTATTGTTTACCAGAATCGAGTCACGCACATTGCGGTTATCGAGCAGGGCAGCGGGTATTTGGTGGAGCCGGAAGTAATCATAACCGGGATCGGTTCGGGTGCCGCGGCGACTGTCACGCTTGGATCTGAATCATTCAAGGATATAGTCTTGCATCCTCCGTCCCTTATCTTTCCGGTTTATCTCCGCTACTATTGGGGCACCGAGACACAAGATTTTGATCCTGACCTTTTGACGCTTAGCACAGATCCAGAAATGAGGATGCCCAGGTTCAGTGATTTCAGTAAGCCAGCTCAACCAAACTCTGACCAGGATCACCCGGCTTACGTCGGGCAATCGTATTTCGTGGCGCGGGGAATCGGAGGGGTCGAAGGCTCCGGACCGAACGGGGTTGTGGGAATGCCGACGGGGTTTCAAAAA